TCCTGCTACAAGGTTAGCAGGCGCGCTTGGAGGCGGCGCTCTTTTAGCTTTTAGTGGTTTAGGCCAAGGCAGTACTGAACGTATGGGCTACCAAGGCAAAATCCCTGAATATGAAGCCATTCAACAAGCTGTGCCGCAGACATATGATCCCAATCGCCGTCCCGGCAGTGGGGGCCAACGGTATTTTTCAGGCATGCGCTACGCTCCTCGTGGGGAAGATAACGCAGCACTGCGTGCGGAAGCAGAACAAGAAGCTGAAGGGCTAGCCGCTTTGAACCTAGCAAACCCTGCGCAGCAGCAGCGCAAAAGAGCAGTAGCTGTCCCTGAACCCGTACAAGAAATGGCTGCAGGCGGGATAGCCGCGCTCAAAAAAGGCAAATACTTAGACGGAGCCACTGATGGCATGGCTGATAAAGTACCTGCAAACATTGACGGGGTACAGGAAGCGCGACTTAGTGATGGTGAATTTGTTATTCCTGCAGACGTAGTAAGTCATCTAGGCAACGGTAACTCTGATGCAGGCGCTAAGGTGCTTGAAGATATGATGCGTCGTGTGCGTAAAGCTCGCACTGGCAATACGAAACAGGGTAAAGAGATAGACCCTAAAAAATTTATACCAGCGTGAGGTAGGTTATGGCAGAAGATACATCAGCACCCGCAGGCACCGCAACTGGCGGTGAGTCATCTCTTTCTAGTTGGGCAGGTGATTATGTCACCGATATGCTGGGTAAAGGCCAAGCGTTAGGTAGCCAAGACTACCAAGCCTATACAGGACCACTTACAGCAGGCACTTCTGAATTACAGGATGTAGCGTTTGGCGGTATCGGCGGTTTAACAGTTCCTACTGATCAAATGGGAGCGTTTACACCGCAGACGTTTACGGCTGATACAGCGCAACAGTATATGAACCCGTACCTTATGGCAGGTTTACAGCCACAGTTAGACGAGGCTCGTCGTCAAGCGGGTATTACCGCCGCACAAAACGCTAATAAGTTTGCAGGGGCTTATGGTGGTTCTGCTCAAGCTCTGTTCGACGCAGAAGCCAACCGCAATCTAGCTCAAAACTTATCTGCTATAACGGGCCAAGGTTACTCAGACGCTTATACACAGGCTATGAACCAGTTTAATGTTGAGCAAGGGCGGCAACAAACGGCACAGGATGCGGCAAATACATATGGATTAAATGCTCTAGCTCGTCAGGCCGAGGCGGGTGCTGCGCAACGTGGTATAGAATCTGAGGGTATTACCGCAGACAGGCTGCAGTTTGAAGAAGAGCGCGATTTTCCATATAAACAAGTGCAGTATATGCAGTCTTTGTTAAGTGGCCTGCCAATATCCGCGCAAAATTATTCTTACTCTAAACCTAGCTTCCTATCTGAGACATTAGCTGGAGCAGGTGGTCTAACAGACTTGTACGATATACTGTACGGCAAAAAAGATGAGGCTAAAACATAATGGCTCTAGGTGACGGCGGTTTAGACGCACAAATAGAACAACGCATGGATGCCTACAGAGGCGACCCTCAGAAGTTGCAACAACGTTATGGAGCTAATAAGGAACTCCTAGATTTGTTGGCGTTGCAAAAACTTACGTCTGAAAAGAAAGCCGTAGCTGCAGACATGCAGTTGAAAGCGCAACAGAATCCTAACACCATAGCGCAGCAGCGCGAACAAGAAGCCTTACAGCTAACAAAACAAGAGATGAGCAGCACGCTTGGTGATTTGGCGGGCCGTACAAAAGGCGTGTTAGACCAAAAACAAAAGATGCAGCAGAAAAATATGCAGCAACTAGCAAAGGCACAACCTCGCAAACCCGCAGGTATTGCTGGTCTTCCCGGCCTTGCAGGTATGTCACCTGCTTCACCACGTAGAACGCCTCCTCAAGCCCAAGGCGTTGCAAATGCTCGTATGATGCAGGCTGCACAACAAGGCGGTCCAATCCGAATGGCTGGCGGTGGTATTGTGGCCTTTGCGGGTGGAGGATCTCCGCAAGGCGTTAGTAAAGCTGAAATTGATGCGTATCGCGCACAACTTGGTGGTTCTTTGCGCAATATATCTGACGCGGAAATTGTAAACCGGATCAAACAAAACCTAGCTCCGCCAACAGGATTTTCTCGTGCAAAAGATTTTTTTACTGGGTTGGGCAAGGGTAGAGGTTTGGATCTCGCAAAAACTCAACGCCAAGAGAAAAAAGATTTAGAAATAAAGCAAGACGCTCAAGCACAAGCAGATATGTCATCTGATCCTAAAGCAATGGGCGCGGGTTTTGATGCTGAATATGATATAGAGGCTCTTGGTGGTGGCCTGCAAGGGTACGCTATAGACGATCTTAATGACCCTGATATGGCTGAGAGGAGCGCACCTCCCAACGTACCTAGCTTGCCTTCAAGCGGCGTTACTACGGCACAAGACCTGTCTTTAAACAAAGCTACACCCGCAGGATTAGATGCAGTTCAATCCCCTGAAAAAGGAGCGCCTGAAAACACTACTGGCATACCCGCTGCACTGGAAAAGTTTAAGCGCACAAGTGGTGCACCTTCCGCTGGTGGAGGTGGTGTTGGTGGTCTAGCTAGCGTGTTACAGAGTTCGGCTTCAGCGGCTGACGATATCCTTGGGCGTTCCGATAAGGCTGCACGTTTTGCAGAGATGCTAGAAGAATCCCGTGCCAAAGAGGCTGAACTGTTCAGCCCAGAATCACAACAAAGGGATCGCCTTTCTAAGTTTCTTACGGGCGGTGCAGGTACTACAACGCTGGGTGACCTTGCCAAAGGCGCTGTTGATGCAAGCCAAGCAACAAAAGCAAAACAAAATGCTGATGCGATGGCACGTATGGCTAAACGGTTTGAGCTTGAAGTTTCGGGTATGAATGTGGACGCTACTCTTGGCGGCGCAGCGTTAAATTTAGGCATGACAGTCTATCAAGAATTAGGAAAAAACAACCGTAACGCGCAAACTTTAGCACAGCAACGTTCTAAAGCAGAGTTAGAAGCTGGAATAGCCGCAGCGGAACAAGCATGGAAAGAAACGGATGCAGGAACAAAGAATGCAATATCTGCTAAATTAGCGGATGCCGCTGCATTAAATGCGGAAACAAGTGCAGCCGCTCAAACACTTAAAGAAGCAAAAGAAAAACGTGCATCTGAAAAAGAAACAGTAGATGCAGAACTAGCGGTCCAAGACCGCCAAAGAAAAGAATATGCTACCATCCAAGCAGCGCTCGTAGAACTTCAAGCTAATGCTATACCTACTGTCCAAGCAAATATACTCGCCGAAATAGAGATGCTAAACAATAGTAAAATAGGCGCAGATAAAGATACTATGGAGCAAATAAATAAGGAGATAACTGCTAAACGGGCGGACTATAATAATTCAGAGTATATAAATGCAGAAGCGCTGCTGCTAGTTAACGGTTTCGCAAACCTAGTAAAGGACAGCAATGGAGAGACTGTGCTTCAAGATATACTAAATCGTTACGAAGAGTTAAAAGACATTGTTAAGGGTTTTGATCTTGGAGAACAGGGTGGCACCCCGTTAGGTGAGGTCGTAAGCAGTGACTACACCCCAGAAGGGTAAAATAAATGGGTATACATACACTTACGTTTGAAGATGGTTCTGTTTTTGAAATAGAAGGTACTAAGGACGCTTCTCAAGAAGAGTTAGTCGCCAAGATAAAACGTGGTGAAGGCACAAAAGTGTCTTCGTTTGACAGGCTTCAACGTAAAGCAACCGCAATAGAAGAGAGTAGAGCAGCGGCTGCAGCTATTCCAGCACCTGAGCCTGAGCCAGAAGACACGGGTATAATGAGTAATCTGCGCCGTGGTTTTCAAGCTGGTGCCGTAGGTACAGGCGAGATGGCTGCATTAGGTTTAGCCACTCTGCTTGACGAAGAAAAAGAACTCGCAGCCCGTAGCAGGATACAAAGTATTGCGGATTCAGTGTCACCAAAAGCTGGTGGCGAAGACGATATATCTTACAAAATTGGTCAAACCTTTGGTTCTATCGCTGGGTTTGCCGCACCCATTGCCGCTACCGCTGCCCTAGCTCCCGCTGCAATTCCCACCACTGTTGCAGGTACAGGTATAGGTGCTCTGTTAGGTGTAAGCGCCGCCGCAGGTGAAGCTAGTGAACGTGCCCGCGCTGCAGGTGCTACAGAAGAAGAGCGTACCCGTGCCGTGCGCCAAGCCGCACCTGTTGGTATATTAGAGGTAGCCCCTCTTGGGCGGTTCATGCGCTCTGTTGACGTACCGCTAATTAACAAGTTGATCGAACAGCTTGGACCAGAAACCGTAGAGACCATAGGTCAACGTGTAACAAGCGCAGCCGTTACAGGTGGCGCAGAGGGTGCACAGGAAGCTACATCTGAAATTGTGCAAAACCTTGTGGAGCAAGGGTACAACCCAGAGCGTGACCTGTTTGGTGGTACGGGTGAATCTGCGCTATACGGTGGTGGTGCAGGAGCCACCATCCAATTCCTCGTGGACGCATTTACAAACAGCCGTAAAACTGGGCCTACTACCCCACCAGTAGCTACTGCAGAAGAAGAGGCCCGTGCCTTATTAGCGGAAGAACTACCAAAGACAGGCGGTGCGTTACCTGCAGAGTTAATCACTCAACTTGGCGAGATAGAAGGTCTAACTTACCAACAAGCAGAAAAAATACTCGCAGAAGAAGCCGCAAAAGTTGTAGATCCTGAAGCGGAATACGAAGGTCCAACAGAACCTGTACGTGGAGAAATGTCTAACCTATCACGTACATTCGTGCAGGCCAGAGACAAGCAAATGGAAGAAGGCCCAGAATTTGTATCTAGTCGGCCTCAAGAAGTTGATCTAAGCGAATTAGGTCTTGGCGCGTTACAAGCTAATCAAGAGCTGATTGATACACGTGTTGAAGCAAAAGATGCATCTGAAACAAAGGGCGGTATCGCGTTTGACAGGGAAAAACTAAAAAGTCGTGCCATCCCAATACGCAAGTTTGATGAGATTGCGCGAGAGGAAGCAGATAAAGCACCGCTTCGTGAAGGCCCAGAAAAACCAGAAACAGAAGATTTTACTGGTTTTCAAGAACAACTGATGGCTGCGATAGGCAGGAAAAAAGCCCGTGAACTAGATGGTGGGCAAGAACCTATTACTCGAACCGAACCGTTGCTGTTAACTGAAGCAAAACCAACCTTTAAAACTGAAGATGAAGTGGAGGGAATTGATGCTGGACCCACTGGAGGAGTTTCACCTGCCGCCGCACCTGACGATGCAGGATTTGGAGAAGGCATTTCGGGTGATCAATCAGGCTTGGGAGAAAGACAGCGACAGGATACTGGCACCAAGAAGTCTGAAGCATCTGACGGCGAAGGAATGGGAAGTGGCAGGGATGATGCTGAGCGTGCTGATTCTGCAAAAGGAGGAGAGCCAACTACACTAGATTTTGCTACCGCTGCAAAAGTACAGCAGTGGATGAAAAGCACTGATAATCCGTTCACGGGTGCGCCTGTCACGCTTTCAGATTTAAAAGATGAGAGCGGAGAATTAAAACTAGCGGAAAACTATTATAAACGCGCTACCGCAAATTACGACCAGAAATACGGCATTCGTCCAGACGTTAACGGGCTACCACATCGAAGAACCCCTAGTGCAAAATGGGGTGGGCAAGATTTTGTAGAGGCACTTAAAGAAGCAGAAGCCTTGGGTGATGCTGAAATGGTGCAAGCAGTTAAAGAAATAGATAGAACAGCTACAGAGTTAGGTGCGGTCCAAGACATAGGAGCTAGACCAGCCGAAGATGCGAAACGCAATCTGAAAGATATGTTCCCAGAATATGCAGAACAAATTGATGCCGATGTTTACAGCTTTGTTAAAGAGGCGTTGGACACACCAGTTGACCGCATCGAACCTACGTTTAAACCAGAACAAGGTTTAAAAGAACCCGCAAAACCTTTTGAACTATCAAAGTCTGAGCGTGCTAATAGAGATGTGATCACACGCAAATACGCAAAACTGCTTGAAGGTGAAACTAATAAAGCCAAACGCCGCGTACTAATAGGGCAAAGAGAGCGTGAGCTTGGGAACTTAAACGTGCTTGGCAAAGCTGATGAAAAGCCAAAAGCTGTAAAGAGGCGCGACGCAACTCAAGAAACACGCGAAGAAAACTTTGGTCAAAAGATCCGCAAGCGTTGGAATGAAAAGCGTAAGGCTGAAAAGTCTGAGGTCGTGCAAGAAGCTCGTAGAAAAGAAGGCACGGGTGGGACTGTATCTGAAGAGAACCGTCTGTCTAACAAGTTAAACAAAGCTATATTTGAGCGGTTAGAACAGGGAGAAAAGTTAGAAGGCTTTAGGAAGTATTTTGAGGCTTATGCAAATCCTGAAGCTGCTATAGCCGATGCCTATGTTGATGCCGAAGTCAGTAGCCCTGACCAGTTAAAAGTGGCACCTGCAGTTGCGAAAGAAATAATTAAGTTTGTTAATAAAAACTCCGCTGCCAGCGACAAGAAAGTGCTGGAAGAGTTAAAGCGCAAAGCTGATGTTGCTAGAGCCAATATAGAAAGCATCGGAACAATAGAAGACACACTATATGGCCAACGCAAAGCTGAAGAATACGTAAAAATATTAGTGTCTAACGCACCTCTACTTAATGATGCAATCAAAGCGGGGGATTTAGACGGTGCGCTTGACTTGTTAAACAAATCAAAAGAAGTGTTCATTCGCAATATGGCACAAAAGTTTAAAGCGGGTTTGAAGAAATACCCCGTAACTTTAAAAGTTAAAAATAACTTAACAAACGAGTTGGGTGAATCTGTGCAAGGGCTGTATGATGCACCTGCAAAAACTATATTTATAGACAGCAAAAAGGGCATGGACGCTCACACATTGCTGCACGAAGTGGCGCATGCGCTAACACTTAAAATTGCTACAGAGCCAAAAAGCAAGCTAACCAACTTAGAAAAGAAAGCTCAGAAAGAGTTAGTAACGCTTTACAATGAAGCATTAGGCGCATTGCAAGAGGATAAAACTGACATTGCCACCTACCCCGGCCTTGCTAGCTTGGCAGAGTTTGCATCCGAGAGCATGAGCAATCAACAGTTTAGGGATAAACTGGTTATACTTTTAAATCAAAAAGATAAAACTCTTTTGGGTAGGTTTAAAGAAATACTGCGCGTGCTAGTAGGCAAACCGATAGAAGTAAAACTTGACGATAGGATGAACGGCCTACTGGAGGCCGTCCTAAGACCTGATCCTGAATTTAAAGGTGAAGGGATGTATTCTTTGGGCAGTAGAAGCGATGTACAAGAAGCCGCTAAGAAGGTTGGCGAAGTGCAACGCAAACTGGTCAAAAGTTTTGATAGAGAGCAATTTAAGTATCAATCCACTGATTTCTTAAATAACGCCAAAGCAGCGCCACGTAAGACGTTCTTAAAACTTCTTGCCAGCCAAGGCTTGGCGGATGTTGCGTCTGTGTATGGCTTTAACAAGTTAGGGTTTGACCTAGATAACGCCATCCTGAAGCAGCGCGGTTCAATAACAACTGCAACCGAAAACACAAAGAACGTAGTTGAGGAAGTGCAGGGCATATTCAAACGTATGGGCGGTGCTAAAGTTAGTAAACTCAACGAACTTATCTACAGCGCAGACTTCGGCGCTACCATTTATCAGGTGGACCCATTCCTAAGTAAGTCGGAAGCTGTGAAGCGGTACAAAGACAAACAAAGCACAGACCCCAACAAAACCTTGCTAGATATTTGGGAAGACCAACGCGCTAACGTGCGAGCTATAGGGTCAGACGGTAAACGTGCGTACACTGTAATGCGTGATCACTATAAAGATCAGTACGAACGCGCTCGGTCCATTGTATTGAAAGAGATAGACGCCCTTGGCACAGAGGCGGGTGATCCTGAAATAGCCAAGAAAGTGCAGAAAGACATATACAACAAACTGTTTGAGACCAATACGTTGGAAGTCTATTTCCCGTTGGTGCGTGAGGGCAACTTCAAACTATCTTATGCAGTTAAAAATGCTCCAGACACGCGTTCAGAGTATATCGTTGAGATGTTTGAAACACGGGCAGAACGTGATGCGGTGCTGAAAGAAGTAGAGGCTGACCCTCTTTACGAAAACGTTAATCCATCACAAGGCGATATGACTATAGAAGATTACCAGAGTGCGCCACCTACCTCGTTTGTGTTTGACGTTGTAAATAAATTATCCAGTATAAAAGACAAAGACGGAAATAAGGTTCCTGCACAAGCTATCGAAGAGGTTATGCGATTGTTCGTAGCCACGCTGCCAGAGACATCCTTTGCTAAGTCACTGCAAAAGCGTAAAGGCACGCCCGGTTATAAGGAAGACAGCATGCACGCCCTAAGAACTAAGGGCTACGACATTGCCGTGCAGTCGCAGAAACTTGGTGCTGCATCCAATATTCGCGCAGTTGAAAAAGAAATCGCAGACCAGCAACAGCCCGAGGGCGTATCCGAAAGAGCGTTTGAGGATACCAAGGCAGAGCTTTTGAGTAGAGCACAGTTTGCACGTCAAGGCGCAAAGAATAAATCTATTGAGGATGTAGGTCGCAGGCTCAACCAGTTTGCATTTATTTACACCATTGGATTTAACGTCTCGTCTGCTCTGGTTAACCTATCACAGATACCCCTGTTTGTTATGCCCTATCTGGGTGGTAAATATGGATATGCAGAAACAATGACCGCTATCAAACAGGCGGGTAGCTTAACAATGAACGCCAAAAACTCTTTGCGCGACTTCTACAACATTGACCTTGACGGCAACATATCTATCAAACCAGACCCCAAAATGTCTGATGCCATGAAGCAAGAATTGACCAACATCATGCCGCTCGTAAAACATGCGTCTGAAAGAGGACAGCTAATAAGTCAGGGGTATATAGCCGAGAGCATGGGTCTCGATGAAGCATCAAGAGCGAAGCGTAACAAGCTGTCTGTTGGCAACTTAGCTGACTATGCGTCAGGAATATCTGCGTACATGTTTAACCATGCAGAGAAGTTCAATCGCCAGAACACAATGGTTGCAGCGTACAATCTGCATATGAAGAAACTTCAAGACGATCCAAACGTGACCATGAGCCTAGCAGAAATGCAAGAAGCTGCCGCCGCTGAAGCCATATACATGACGCAAGAGGCCAACGGTGGTGCGTACCTAGAAACAGGGCCGAGCCTTGCACGTGAAAGCCTTGGACGCGTGGCCCTGATGTATAAGAGCTACGGGCTGCAGATGTATTACAGTATGCTCAAGCAAGCAAAACGATCCTTTGATCGGGATCTATCCCCAGAAGAACGTAAAGAAGCACGCAGAATTTTAGTGGGCATTCACGGCAGTGCAATGTTCTTCTCTGGAGTATCGGGCTTGCCGCTTTACGGAGCTATACGCCTTCTGTTTGACGCGTTCTTAGAAGATGATGAAGAAGATTTTGACACCATAGTACGTACAAATATTAAAGAAGGTTGGTTTAAAGGCCCATTGGTTGCAGCGACTGGCATGGATACTGCATCACGCACCGCTCTGACTGGTCTATTGATCCAAGAAAACAAGTACAACCCGAGCGCATCATTAGAAGAAAACCTTGGATTCTATCTTGGTGGCCCCGCGCTCTCTACCGTCAAACGTATTCAGCGTGGCGTCCAAGACTTGGGTAACGGGCAGATAGAGCGTGGGGTAGAGAACCTCATGCCAACCGCCGTAGCGAACGCGTATAAAGGTCTGGTACGTTACCCCCGTGATGAAGGTGTAAAAAGCCGTAGGAATGACGTTATATACGGAGACATGTCAGGCGCAGACTATTTGTTCAAGACCATAGGTATTAGCTCTTTGGGTGAGACGCAGACTGGCGATAAGACCCGTGTGATGAAGAAAATAGATAAGGCCGTGAACAATACCCGCACAAAACTAAGCAGGGATTATTACATAGCGCTGCGCGAGAATGATCTGGAACGTTTGAACCAAGTGTTGAAAGAAATGGGCAAGTTTAACCAAAAACATCCAGCGGCATATATAACTCCAGATACCTTGAAGCGGTCATTGAAGCAGCACATGCGTACCTCTGGTGGAATGTATCATGGCGTAACACTCAGCCCTACATATAGAGGGCCATTGTTAGAACTTGCGGCGGCGTTCCAAGACTTAACATAAAAATAGCCCCCACCGAAGTGAGGGCCAGTGACAGGGAGGAGAACAACAGGTAGTGTGGACCATGCTGTTAACCACTACATATCATAGCAGTCTCCACATGCGAACCCCCCACTGCCCGTTTTCGATGCAAATATGAATGGTTGTTTCATATTGTTTCATAGCTGCAACACGTTTAAGCTGTTTTTTCGCCTTTTCTGTGTTGATGCAGGGTATAAACACTGAAGCACCAACCACCATCTTATCCCACTTCACGATAATTTTCACCCCATCAGGATCTAAATCATCTAACCTAAGTGGTTTCATCTAACCCTTCCATCTTTACAACTATGCAGTATTGCGAAGGTAGGTTTAGACTGGTGCCTTTGGTCATGTACACACTCTTCATGGTTGCACCCAATTCTTCTTTCAGGCTTTTGACCGTAGACGCATAGTTTATGTACTGGTCTACAAGGTACTTCTTGAACTCTTTTGTCGGTATAAACATTAGCTTCGTATCCGTCTCGTAGCGCCCAATGAGTTTATTCTTTGGCATGTTTTCTGGGATTACAAGATCCACCACATCATCCCTATTATGGTCAGTGCTTTTAATTTTGAGTATGCTACCCCAGTTATCCCGAGCGAAGTCTGCTATTATAGAGTTTGTGTCTGGCCCAGTATCGCTGATTACAGCCTTTACACGTTTCAGCTCGACCACAATCCAGTCAAACAAACGGCGCACGTCATAACCTACTATGCCTAGTTTGTTTCCTATAGTAGCTGCCACGAGCACGTTGGTGCAACCTGCCGAGAAGAAACGGTTGACCGCTGTTAAGTTAGCCGCTTTATCCAACCGCTCTTTTATACCTGCGTAGAGTTTCGCTATCTGATCACGGTTCTGTATAACATATTGTATATACGGCACGGAGAAATGCCCGTAATTCGTTTGGATATCCCTATAAAGCGCATCGGTCTTGTCTTTGTCGATTATGGCTTTGAGGTTTGGATCAACAGTAAACTCCAATATCCGTTGCATCTCTGCCTCTGGGTCAGCTTTGAGTTTACTCAGCAATTCGTAGATGCTTATGTTACCCGACGAACAACCCATCATCCTCCACGGCTTGCCCCGCCACCGCTCCGTGTTGGCGCTTCCCTGTAACCTGTTACGTTGTTTACCTTCAGCGAATTGATAGCAGTAGTCAGAAGCTACGAACGGGGTCATGTTAGACATTTCATCAGAGTTTAGTGATATGTTTTTGTACACTTCGCCCCGTGCCATACGAGAGTTAGGTGTATCACGTTGCCCTAGAGTTAAGAAGTGAGGGTCACCCCATATAGCTGTGTTACAATAAAGTGCAGTGGTTTTACCAACGCCAGAGCCACCATATAAATGCGCAGCAAAGCTAAACAACCCTGTCAACGGCATCAGTATAGACCCCAGCCCCATGCACACGACGAATTGGTGCAACTCAAGACCCTCTACATTGAAGAAGCTGAGTATCTCCCGTTGACGATCCGCTGACCCCATAGGCTTAAACGCGTCTACAAACCCAGCCGTTTTAGAAGATGGTGGGTTGTATTCAACCGTGTCTGCCTTAACAAGTTTATCACCTAGCACGAACTCCTGCATGGTGTCATCGTTAACCCAACCGAACTGTTGGTGTGCTTCACTAGCTGCGCCTGTCTGCTGCAATTCATTCACCCATGTTTGTACGTATTTCATCAACTTCCCCAAATCTTCTCCGTAAGTTGTTATGCCCTTCATAGCCATATTCTTGCGGAACTCTTCACGTGAAGTGATAGCCATCAAAGGAACTGTAAACTCCCGAACACCATCCCTTGGGAGGTGCAGGGCAAACGCCACCACTTCTCCCTGTTCTACATCGTGCAACCTACGCGTGACGTAGAAATCATGGTGGTAAATTGGCACTTCGATAGGATTACCCTCTTCATCCTTAGTGCGCATGTAAACACCACCGTTCTTACCCCGCATGTATGGTGCAGGGTATTGGGGTATCTCTGGCTCGGGTGGAGCTTCTTCTACGATCTTAGTTAGCTGTGCAGGCGTTGTTATGCTTAACGCATTAGGGCACCCATCACAGCCATCGGGGTTATGTTTGGCAAAGGTGCTACAGTATTGAGGCCCACCTGTGTCCATCATCTTGCGCACAGTTTCGTTGAAATCGTATTCAGGATGGTTGGAAGACATCACCCGCGCTGCCTTGTCTCCATCGACGCATACTTTAGCGATAGATAGACCCGCACGCCACATGTCGTAAGACACGCTGTCCTGATTATCTATGATGTATTGGATTTGTGCGCAGCCCTGACCATTATCAGTCTTCTCCAACAGACGTTTAAAACTGCCAGAGGTTTGCGCATTAAGCGCATCGCGGTAGGCACTGGGAGCAAACTTATCGGGTACTGGTATCGCACCTCCAACACAGTCTTCAAACTCTGAAAAATCTATTGGTTCTGCCAAGTATCCATGTAGTAGCCCAACTGGTTTGGGGTCATCCCCCTTATAATTATATGTGTTGGGTACACGTAATATACTAGCAGCATCAGATGTACGCGAGGGATCTGCTGGGAAGTCTTGCTTTATACATAACTGCTTTAGACCCTCCGCAACTGGAAACCATGTCTTTTCATCTACGGCTTCAGTCAAAGGCCAGTACACATGCAACCCGTTGCCAGAGTTTACAATCGTTGGCCGAGGTAACTTGTTAGTCTTACAGAACCTACGCAGTTCCTCGAAGGCAGTAGGTTGGTCTATAAATTCTTTACTAGGTCCACAATCCAAGTCGATGAAGAAAGACTTCATCTGGTTAACGTTTATTTGTTTACGGTTATCTGGTTCTTTAAATGTGCCAAGGGCAAAGAAAACATTGTATGCTGCTGTGTCGAGTTCATCCGCTCTTTGTATTAACTCATCAATAGACGGATAAAACTCTTGCTTTATATCGGTTTTGTTATTGCTGTTATAGCACCACAGGCAGTAGTTCCCCTCACTCCCTAACACAGAACCCAAAAATTGTTTGGTGTCCACGGTTCTCTTCCAATGTTAGAGGGTGCGCGGCCCTGTCAGACCGCGCCTTGTTTTTAATCGTCCCAGTTATCTAAAATGACACCTAGATTACCGTCTGTTGCACCGCCAGCCACTGCTTTTTTAGCAGGAGTTTTCACTGGTTCTGGTTCTGGGTCGGAAGAACCCTCGTCAAAACCACTCATGTCTACCTCTGGTTCTTGTTTTTGAGGCATATCCACAATGTTGCTGGCAAACATACTCTCTGAGTTATGAACATAGCCACCTTCGATAGCACCAAACGCGCTACGCACCATACGATCTGCAAGCTCTACCACCTGCAACTGGCGAATGCGCACAGAAACACTTGGCTCGTTTGACATGTATTTGTAGGGGTAGAACGTTACAGCAATGTTGATTGTGCTGCCCGTGGTCAACTGAAACTCCTCCGGTAGAGGATTGTTCTTGGAGTCTACCTGTAACGGCTTACGTGTTTTCTCACCGTTGTATTGACCCTTCAGAATACACTTAATAGTGCGCGTACCATCGTCGTGTTTGACCATAGGATTAGAAGGTGTGTCAGGCCAGTCTGGCTTTTTGTTAGCCGTATAGGCTTTGACCATTGCGATATACAAACCTTTGGCGGTCTCGCTATCCATCTTCAATTCGATAGAGTATTCAGCATTCGGTGCCATCGGATCGCACGGCATGCTCTTGTTAACCTTTTGATCAAAGGCATAAGTGCGGTCCAACTTTGGCCACAGTGCTTCTACATTTTTAATTACATATGGTTCTGCCATATCGTTCTCCTATATATCTTCGTCGAGATTTAAATCCATCTCGTACTGTGTGTTATCGTGCGAGGTATAACGCACGGGTTCTGGGCTGGTCTTCTTCAACAACGCATCAGACACAGCCTGTTTGTCAAAACGGTATACGTTGTTGATCTTCAAAAAAGTGTTTTCGGGGATATGCCCCTGCCGTACCCAGCCCCGTACAGTAGATACGGATACGGCTAAATGTTTAGCTAAATCTTCAATAGCAACAAATGGTGTAGTCATTACTTTTTCCTCACTGAGATGACATACTCGCTGTCAATCTTCAAACCTTCGGGTTTTAACTCAGGATTTTCTTCCAAGAATTGCTTCATGTTTGTCTGGTTTAAACGGCGATCAAACAACTCAGGTACAGCATGCTCTACAACAAACTTGTGCATAGCATCCCAATCACTTGTCCAGTATTTGGTACGCTGCGAACGAAAAAATAATCCCTCATCGGTTCTCACGCTCTCAACCTTGTTGTTTTCACAATAGCTGAGAAGCGCACGTTTTAAGATGTCAAGCTGATGTGCCAACTCTCCATCTTCTTTGGTAAATGCCGCTTTTAACTCTGCACGTTTGTTGCGTATTTTTATATACGCCTTGGTCATTTTGTCAGCGGGTGCGTCTGAATAGTCGCTCATCTTAACTCCTCCTTGTACAAAGTATTATTTAATTATGTATACTACTCTAGTCAAGCAGTTCTTTGTACAAATCTATCATTTTTGTGTGTACGTCTATTCTCTTATCAAGTAATGAGTACACGCGTTTTTCTACACCCGATCCTTGTAACTGAACAACGGTACATGGATGTTTCTGCCCTGAACGATGCACCCGCGCATTTGCTTGTGCGTATGTCTCCAAAGAAGAAGTCGGACCCCACCATACCACAGTGTTCGCTGCAGTTAAAGTCACACCATGTGCTGCCGACTGGGGCTGTATCACCAATATCTTGGGGTCAGGGTCATTTTGGAAGCGTTTAAATATGTCGGTGCGAGCATGCGCAGGTACGTCTCCGCGAATCACCTCTGTCGTTAACTTGTCAGCACGTAGCTTTGACACCAAGACATCTATCGTGTGCTTAAATGGCACGAACACCAACACCTTCTGGCTGCTCTCATCAATTACTTCCTTGAGAACTTTGTAGCGGTTCTTAATATCGAACTCTAATGCGCCACCATCGTCAGTGTAGACCGCCCCTGCAGATATTTGCAGTAGCTTGTTCATGGTAGCGGCGGCATTTACGGCGGATATTTCGTCATCACCCACCTTCATAACCAACTGCTTGCGCAACATCTCATAGTATTTTGTCTGTTGCTTGGTCAATTCAACCTTACGTTTAACGTAGGTCATATCTGGTAAGTCGAGGCATTCTTCTTTGGTGAACCGTATAGCTGGCTGTAACGCGTTAAACACTATATCGGATGCATTTTCCTTTGGCATCCAACGAAACTGAGATAGCTGCTGCATCACCATGTCACGAAACGAACTAAAGAACCGTGGCACTGCATCGGGGTTTATCAACTTGGCTAGACCATAGGCGTCCAGCGGTGACTGGGCAGCGGGTGTACCCGTCATCATCCACAGCCATGTATCATCATCAACGATCTTGCGTAGTGTTTTCCAACGTTTTGTCTGCGGGTTTTTGTAGTGAGTAGCCTCGTCCACAATCACCAGATCAAACCCACCATTGCGCACTTCGTCCAGCACGATATCCACACCGTCATAGTTTATTATGACAAACTCGGCACCTTGGTTAATTATCTTGGCACGTTTCTTTGAACTGCCATAGGCCACATCCACTGTGCGATGTGGTGCAAAGGTGGCCAAGTCTGCCCTCCATGCGCTGTCCATGATTGACAAGGGGCATATGACAAGAACACGGTTGATCTTACCTTTGTTAATCAGAAAGTCAGCCGACCATATTGCACTGGCTGTCTTACCTGTACCCTGTTCGTTGAAACAGAACGCACGCTTGTTCAGGGTGAAGAAGGAAGAAGTTTTCTTTTGGTGGTCAAATGGGGTGTATGCACCTGTCCAGTTATACTGAGTATCTATAGGTGATGGCGCACGTACACCCAAGTTGCGTAGCTTATGCGCTTCATCAATCCCCCACTTCACAAGCACTTCATTGGTGTCCACCTGTTTGCTTTGAGGGATAACTGAGGTGACACGGTTTGGATTACGCAGCTTCAAAAGCAGCGCACGACCATCTACTATCTTCATGGGTTCTCCTATTTTTTCTTTTTATAGTTCCGAGCGCGGTTCTTGCTGCGGCTTTCGATCTTCACACCGTCTTTATTAGAACCACCTTTGCTAAGAGCTTTTTTGTGGCTGATATCTTTGCCTTCACGCTTATCAGCTTTTCCGTTTTTATTTTTATCTACACCTTCCCGATCCATCTTACGACGTGCGCGCTGACGCTCCATACGGCGTTCAAAGGTTGCACTCCCAACGGGGGCGTTAACTTGTTTCTTGCGGTCTTTGGGGTTTTTGTATGGCATTATGAGTTAGCTCCATTATGTATGCACTCCACAACAGGACAATGACGACGACATAATCCATTAGGACGGGCGTTCCACGTGTCAGCTCCTGCGGCTTCTTTCATGTTGTTGAACTTTCCTATCCACTTTTCCCACAGATCGCCTTTGTCATGTTCGGTGTACGTGTGGTTTACTAAATCATTTACTAGCACAAAAACTAAGCCAGCGCGTACCTTTTTTATTTCTGGGAAGTGTGCAAATGCAGCCAATGCCATTAGCTCCAACTGCCCTTTGTCTGCGTACTTGGATGACTTGGATGTTTTGTAGTCCACTATCCATGCAACATCGCCTAACACGTCAACTATAAGAAGGTCAGCTATGCCACGGAACCAGACCCGCTTGTCATAGAAACTACAGGCTTTGAGATCCTCGGTTATACCCATCTTACGTTCACAAAACTTCACACCGCGCTTGTCTGCCAGCTTATCTAAAAACTCCTGTGCAAACTGAAACTCATCGGGCAGAGCCGTGCCATCCTTGATGTATAGCTCCGCTGCCTTGTGAAACGCATTACCGTAGATAGTGGCTTGCGTTGGCACGAATGGGTATTCTTTCAGGATCTTCTCGTGATAGAATTGCTTAGGGCATTGCTCAAAAGATTTGATCTTGCTGAACGACCACGGTGCTACATTAGTCACTATTCACAATCTCCATAGGATTTACCTGTGCCACTCTCACAGTTTATCGGCAGACCATCTGCCCAGTCAGGTTTCCAACGCATGCATTCTTCTACATATGCTTGCGCCTCGGCCACCTCTTCATCTTTTACACAGGCCACAATACTGTCATGTACAGTTAGCACAACTTTGTACTTCTTGGCAATACGTAACATCTGCTCACCTATGATACACCGTGCAACAGCTTGACACACATTCTCCACGACCTTCCCGCCATAAATTTTGTTCGGGCCTCGGCGTGTTTTGTAATAATATTGTGGGCGGTTATCTTCTATCTCTGCGAACAACCCGTGGTAATACATGGGTAAACCAGAGGGTAGTATTATGGCGGTCTTATCCACGTCCACCCGCAGCACCCCGGCGCGTCCTAGCTTTGCAGGTGACTTGTTATGTAGATCCTTCAACATGCCCTGAGCAGTGTACCACAGTGAACTGATCGCGTCATTGGCTTCGCGGTATACTTGTATGATGCGACGAGCTTCCTTCAACTCAATATCAAACCCAAACGTCATAAGCTGGTGTTGGAACTTGGGCGCACCCATGCCATATCCCGCACCAAGAATTGTGGTCTTACCAACGAACCGCTGATCCTTGCTTACCGCATCTGCTGGCACGCTATATATGCTTGACGCCATATACTTATAAACGTCTTCACCCCTGTCGAACTGATCAACGAGGTCATCCTGCCCTGCCAACCACGCCAGTACACGCGCTTCGATCTGCGAACTATCACAATCAATGAGCGTATGACCTGCTGGTGCTATGATGCTTTGCTTTAACTTCTTACCGTTAGGACCACGGCTTGGCAGATTTTGGAGGTTAATCTTATCATCTCCGCCCCACCGACCAGTATGCGCTGCATAATACCTCACAGGTACGGGCAGAATCCCACGACGACTTATGTCTATAAAACGCTGTGTACGTGTTTCCTCAAGTGTAGACTTCGTACCCAACCGAGCAGCGACCAGTGCTTGCACCCGATCATCCTCATGCTCTTGCAATGCTTTGAACGCCTCATCCGATTTGGCGAATGCGAATGTTTCCTTACCTGTGGTTGGGCTTATCTTTTTTGGGGGTGTTACACCTAACCCCTCAAGCACCACAGCAAACTTGGGGTTGGACATAAGTTCTTCTTTTTCGATGTTTGCATCCGCGAGTAGTTTGTCTTTGCGATCTTTGATTTCGGCAAGGTGCAACTCAAGAAGACCCGCATCCAAATCCACCATCGGTTCAACGAACATGCGCAACGTCAGGTCTATCAGCTTCAACTCTTTGCGGGGGAAGTCATTTATCATACGCATGAACAGTTCGTGAGTTATGTCTACGTCTGTGACACAGTAGTCTCCATACCGAGATAACTCTTCTTCCGTGAAGTCCATCCTACGCTTGCCCATAGCACGTATAACTTCGTCACCCTTGTCTTGTAAGCCATAAGCCTTTGCAAGGTTTGCAAGCGACACACTGCTTTCCGTGCCGTGCAACGCACGTGCCATACATAACGTGTCAGCGTATATCTTGGGTGTGATGCCAAAGCTCCAGTTCAGTATCGCACCATCAAACATAGTGTTGTGAGCCAGCACCATCTTATCAGACCAGTCATAACCCATCAGGTAGTCTTTGATCTGAGTATGCGTGCCGCTGACCCACTCAGTTTTTTCATCCCACTGCTTTACCGCAACTCCAATAACTTCAAAGTCGCGGTGGCGAACGTAGTTTTCAGTGGTGAGTTTAGACAGGGAATAATCCCTGTCATAGAACGTTTCAAAGTCCAAAGTTATTAGCTTCATTAATCGCTACCCGCGATTTCACCACCAATAGCCGCGTACCCACATATGTCGATATACGTGTCAACATCCTTCGGGCCATCCCCATGCAAGCGGGATATCTTTAACAGCACCATCATGGCAGCAACGTCACGTGGGGATATAAAATTGTTTAGTCCCAGATGCGCGTTCCAATACCCAGCGATGCGCTCAAAGCTATCGGAGGCATCCCCGTACTCTTCGTGGCGCTCGCCGTTGATAAGCTGATCTGCCGCCGATAATATGTTAGAGCGTTTGTTTGTTTCACGTGGAACAATCTCTTTGCCACCCTCTTGGTCAAAGGCAAACAAATCCTCAACATCAAAATCGTTGGAGGTTTCCCCTGTGGCCTCGCGCTTTGCTTCCAACTCAGCAAAGTATTTAGCATCTGCTTCCGCTTCCGCTGCGTAGTCGGTGTCATCTATGTGCAACTCCTTCGGTGCATCCAAAACTTCTTGCGGGGTTCCAATCTTCTGCATCAACTTCCACACATACCCGTAGGATGTTCCTGTGCCCTTGGCGATTTCTATTATTTTTGCCTTGGGGTGCTTAACTCTGTAGGCCCAAATCTTTTCTTGCTTCTTAGTCATGTTATTCTCCTAGTTTCCATTCGGGCATCTACCCGATTACGTTTTTGGGATCTGGTATCGCAGGGCAACCAATGGAGAAAGTCACCCTGCGAACCAGTATGAGGTCAATGGCCCGAAGTAATATTGAAAGGTTGGCCACCCCTCACTGCCGTGGATATTTCATGAACAGAGGTCTCTCACGGCTCTACCTCCCCACCTTACCCAACACAGTTTCAGGTGGTAACTTGTTCAGTCTACCTTACGAGGCAAACCAAATTTCTTTTTCATGTTAAACGCCCACTTCTTACTTTTGCCCATTATATCCGCTGCATCCGTCACAGTCATCTTGCGTTGTAACATGCGATTGAGCACCTCGGCGTCATTGGTTAGAGGTAAGTTGTTAACAGGTTCCTTACGTGGCCTCCCGCCCAGCTTACCATTCTCTTTTGATTTAGCGCCATTCTCCATGTAACGATTACGTGTCTCCAAGCGCGGGTTATCCGTTTTATCCTGTTTGATCTGCTTCAGCCAACACTCACGATAGAACGGCTCATACTCTTTTCGATGCGGTATTTTCAAAGCTACTTGCCCCGCAAGTCATTAAGCACGCTGAAGGCAAGATCCATATTGGTTTCGCTGACAACCAGCGCAACGCCCCCTGCAGCTATTATTTCGTTTAAGTTTTTCTCCTGCAATGGTGTTGGCTTGTTCTTGCCAGCCTTGCATTCGATACCTATGAACTTGCCATCCATACACGCTATTATGTCAGGCACACCGCTACGACCATACCCACCTGTAACTGGGTAGAAGTAGTACGCACCTAAGTCTTTTAGATGCGCAACCACTTTCTTTTTTACCTTTGCCTCTGGGGTCATTACTTCGCCAACTTTTGTATTGTGTCGAGGAACCCCTTAACCTCTTTACGGCACGATTGAATACCTGTCAGAGTGCGGTTCATGTCAGCTACTTGCTTCTCAAAACTCTTTATTTTTGTTTCAAGGTCGATGGTAAGTTTATCGGCGCGATCAATCCACAGATGCGCTTCGCCCACACTTAACTGGTCATCCTCATTGCCATCGGGGCCAAACATATCTTCGCGTATTTCTTTGACCCAACCCCACATTATGCCATTCTCTAATATGTTAGCCACAGTCTTATCCGTTTCGGATTTTGTGTAGCACTGCTTCTCAACGCTATAGACATCTTGCAGCATTAACACGATATCACGCTTCTGTTCGCGTGACGGTTGGCGGTTTGGTTCGATTTTGGTTACGTTAGTTTTACTCACTTTTTTCTCCTTCCGCTTTGCCATGCATACATCGCACACGACACCCTTTTGAAATATTTTCCAGCCCAACTTATGCAGTTTCTGAATAATCGTTTTATTGTTTTGGAACTCGGGCTTGGCTTTACGATCCCCGTGCATGCACGTTACAAAAACCTCATTCGGTTTTAATCCGTGGTCTTCGCATTCTTTGCAAACACACTTCGCCTGTTCCTTCCCGTCTTTATAGACAGCAGTAATAGTCATAACGTTACCTCCTAATAAGTTTTGCCCACGTACCACGCAGCGGCCATCAGTGAAGCTGTTATGACAACCCACACGTAAACCTT